ATGAAAGCGCCCATTATTTATAGCAACAGACCGCTACGCAGCGGCATTGAGTTTTTACTGACGTTGCTGGTCTGGTTTTTATTTTTGGCCTTGATTTATTCAGGCGTCGTTAATTTCATTAATACGCATCCTCTGGGTGAGGACGCAATTTACAGGATTAAAATTTACTTTTACTTCTCAATCCTTAATGTGTTTTGCCTGGCCCTGTGGATTATGTACAACCGCGTGAGGTTTCGTAAAAACCGCAGAAAGGCCAGCCAAATGATTCAGCCTCAAGAGCTTACCGGAAGTTTAGGCATAAACGAGGAGACCTGGGAAATACTTCAGAGACATAAAGAACTGGTGGTGTCGCACAATGAGGAAGGCATCATTCAAAAGGCAACGCCGTTGAAGGGAATTCACTCGAGTTAACGTAGACGCGTAAATATTGCGGTAAGAAAATTGTAGTAGTACGGCTTGTTTCTTTATTGCAGTGATGCGCAATGGGTGAGCCGGAATAATAAACCGGTAGCGGGGGGCTACCGGTTTATTTTTTTGGAATCCGGATTGAACTGTCGATGGAGTCTTTTGGGCGACACGATACTGGCTTTGGCTTTGCGTACCCGCGCCGCGCGCTCAGGAACAGGCGTAACCGTGCAGGCGGTGAACTGGAGTGATAATGTCCGCAACCCGAAGCCATCAAGACATGAATACTGCTTATAAGACAAGACAGGCGGGAGCTACAAGGTAACGCATGTAGTTAGCATACCCTGGCACTAAGCCACAAATAAACTCACTGTACCTGCCACAATTTTGCCACACCTACAACGCGCAAAAATGCACATTCGTGTTAAGAAAAGCAAAACACTGCAAAAGTAACCAGATGATTTTATTACAAAAGGTGGTGCCGATAATAGGAGTCGAACCTACGACCTTCGCATTACGAATTAGTAGCACCATCATTAACTAACTGTTTTTAAAGGCCACAACCGCATTCACACTGCTATTGTTGATGGCACAAGATGAAAGACAACGAATAATGATTTTACGTGCGTGACACAAATATGGCACACGCACATATGGATCACATCACCGGCGCTTCATCATTCCGCGTTCGGTTGACCAGCCATGTCACAACACCTATCACCTCGACGTCATCCAGTGCGTCTCCCTCGATAGCTTCTCCATCTTCCGTGATTAACGATTTACCCGCTGGCCTGGCAAAATGGTTGCGCCCCAACCAACTAATCAGGACGTAATCTCCTTTTGCGGGAATGCCGCCCTTCTCCACTACCGCATAGCCGCCGGTCGTCTCGATGATCAGCGTATTGGCGTTCGTGCCACAGACGATGTCAGGAGTTAACCGGGTCTGGATAAAATCGATTGCAGGTGACGGGAAGCCCATGGTCAGAACCCTCCCTGGTTCGGGTTGTAGAGCATGAAGGTCCGCTCCTCTCCCTCTTCGGTCGAGATATCTTTGAAAGTATCGATATGATGCTCGATCCACACGTTGGCCTCATGCAGTGACCAGTCGTGTTTGCGTTTCGCCAGTTCAGCCACGAAATCCTGAGTGGTAACCGTTCGTTTCCCTTTCGGGCTGATGTGTAGTGCTGCGTAAAATGCGGGGCGGATATCTGATAAGCGCGGCATAATGACCTCCTTTTTCATACTGTATGTTTGTACAGTATAAATTGAAGACTACCGAGATCAATATGCCGCAGTTTATTTATGATGTTTTTGGGACGGGCCAGAGATAGTTACAGTCAGAGCATTTGAAATAGTATCTGACAACGCCACCGATGGTTTTTGTAACCACCCCTACCGTCCCCACACCTCCACACCGGGAACAAATTTCTGGCGGGGTATAAACTGGAACATCACTCATATTAGCCTCCGTATTTAACTTCAAGGTCAGCGACTTGCTGATCATATGCTGCGTTTAGTGCAATCAGCTTCTGATAAATTTCTTCTTTTTTCTGCTGCTCGTTAACGCCATCAAACAAAATGGCATTCAGATATGCCGAAGCCAGAACAGCTTTATCTGCTTCAAATTTTATGTTCAGCGATTCAAGCTCGTGCTCATAAAGTGATGATTCATCTGGAGGCGCTGGTTTGTCGGGATTAGTAAAGACGCCATCCTTGTATAGCCAGCCAATACCAACATATTCCTCTGCTGGAACTGCAGCGCCATCCTCAGGCGACCACTCCGTCTCACCATCCCAAAGAACCATATCGATAACGGTGTTATTTTTTACAATCGCGCAAATGCTCATCACCACCTCACAATCAATAAACCAGGAGCACCATTCCCTCCAGCCGCACCAATACCACCACCGGGACCATATGAACCACCGCCGCCACCGCCGCCAGTACCATATCCCGTCGCCGCAGTGCCGGCGCGTCCAGGCGTTCCAGATCGACCACGACCACCGTTGACGCCAAATGGGCCTGAAGCCCCAACTCCGCCATTCCCCGTAGCCACAGCCGTCGTAAAGTTCCCGTCGCCTCCATCATTCCCCCCTGGCGCTCCACCGAACCCGCCACCCGGAGATGGATTGCCACCTGAAATACCACCCAGACCAGCACCACCACCGGACAGCGTCAGTAAACTTCCAAATGATGTCGTCCCACCGGCAGTGCCGTTTTTACCGTCCGAACTGGATGTTCCACTGTTCGCGCCACCATTTCCTCTCGCACCTATGGTGACTGTATACGTTTGGCCAGGAACAACAGTTACGCTCTGGTTGATTGCGATATTTCCAGCACCGCCACCACCACCGCCACCACCAGATGATCCAGCTGTAGGTGCACCGCCACCACCACCGCCACCACCGCCACCGGCGCATCCGGACAGATAGAGTGTTGTCACTCCGTTAGGCACAGTAAATGACCCACTGGATGTGAATGTCTGCATGCCTCGCATCGTCAAACCAAGGTTTGCGAGACCGTTTTTTGACGTCAGCACTGGAGTCCATTTTGCAGAGGGCGGGGCACTTCCAATGTTATTGTCGGCGAGAGAAGAATATGTCTCACCGCCACGAACGCAAAGGGAGCCAGTGTAATACTCCTGGGCGGCGTCCCACTCAGGAATACCCATCTGATGCTGGTAGGCAATAAACTGGCTCATTGCATACATTGCAGCGTTGAAATCTTCCAGCGATGGGTTCTCTGAAGGCCCGACGATCCCCCACCCTCTCAGAAATGCAGCTGTTACCTGTGAAGTCAGGTCGTCTGCCTGCGCCGTCTCACCAAACAGTGTTCGCTCCAGCCCCTGAGCATTAGAACCAAATGCGCGAAGATTTCCTGCATACCTCTCAATCTTAGACATGAATTTTCCTCGAAAAAAAACCGCCCTGATAGGCGGTGTTAAATTTGCTGGCGAATCCCCTGGCGTCCGGGTTTCTCGAGAAACCGAAGGTCATGCCTGGCGTCACCTGATAGAAATATTCGTAGCGGACACCTGCCGGCTTCGGCAACAGACCAAGCCTGACAATTAGCCGCAGCTCGTCCACCGATACCTGAGGAGAAACGTTAAGAGCGAGTGTCATATCCTGACGGTCTGTGACATACGCCCTGCCGTTAAACGCCGCCTGGATAACATCCTGCAGGCTTACGCGATCTTCAGACGCTATGGTCGCCGCGGCAGCGTTCCTCGCTATTTTTACTCTCAGGAAACGCCGATACTCATTATCGCCCAGCTGATAAGGTCCGTAGGCAGGCGCGAATTTGCTGAAGAACGGCGCGCCAGAGTATCCAGCGTTTGATTTACTGCCAAAGCCCGCTGAATTGAGGTGCCCCTTAAATCCAAAAAAAACTTTAGCCAGCACCTCAGGGACGCTGCGGGGTAATCCAACAATGCGACCTATCACGTCGAGTCGGTACCCGGTAACGCTGTCCAGGTCAAAATTAGCCGGGTTTCGTATAAAGTCAGCGATGATCTGCCACTGTGCCAGCATGGCCTTTATTTCGGCCTTTGCTTTGGGCTTCTCCCAGTACTGCTTAATAAGCATCAGTGTGTAGCGGTTAACGATATCGTCATTCACGGGATCACCTCGTCGATGGCGATATTCATCACATCAAGCGTAAACTTTCCCTGAAAACCAGGGGAAAGTTCGCCATCAGTGAAGCTCACACCATCTTCACTTATCTGTAGGTTAGTCAACACGAAATTAACCCGACCAACGCTGTAACCATTCTCATAAAATTCGTTGGCATCGACACTTTCACCAATGTGCATTACACGCTTTGCCAGTGCTGCTTTCAGAGTGTCAGTATCGACAGGGTCGCCGGTGACTTTTCGTTTAGCGGTCAACTGGATGTGCAGAGGTTTATAGACCGGGCGATCAAACCGGAGGTCATGGGCTATCAGCATGGTCGAGCCATCGGGTCGCACAACAGTCTCAACGTAACGCCCGGTAATGCTCCCCTTTGTTCCCGTACCCCCTCCTTTCTGCTTTACCATGATCTCGACAATTTCTGATACCGCCCCACCCTCTACCACAAGCCATATTGAGTTAGCAGGAATGCCTGTTGTCGCGTCATCAGTCTTTGTATCGTTCTCTCCAATATTGAGATCGGTTACTCCTGCCAGTTGCGCGACCTTTGCGAATATCGCGCCGGTGCTACCCGTTGCCGGGTTTTCAAGAGAGCGATTCCGGCGCTGGCGAAATTGTTCCGGCGTTTCTTCATCCCTGCCAACAACCACGTCCATATCGGAGATAATGTTTATAATGCCCAGTTCAGGAGTCAGTTGAGTAAACGTATCACTAACCAACCCGGTTACCTTCCCAAAGGTTTGGGCAAAGAACGTCACTGTTGATGTCCCTGCAGGTACTGTTACGTCTTTACCGACAAACCATACCTGGTTGGCCTGATCGCGTACTCGGTAGCCGCTGTATAAAAGAACGGGTCTGTCCGTTGTCACTTTCAGATCCCGTTGAGAACGCGAACCGGGGCGCAGGTAAAGACCATGTAATTTGGCTATGATCTGCTGCATATCCCCGGTATTGAAATCTGGATCCATCTGCGAATAAAGCCACTGGAGAGCAGCTTCAATATCCGCTCGCGCCTGAGTTTCAATTGCCACGCGTTGACCGTCGGGAGACTCCTGGTCTAAATCGATATCTTGCCCATAAATCCCTTTGTAGCCATCACTAAGCGACTGAAACAAATCCCGGAAGGTATTTATCTCCAGACCGTTATCGTTAAATTGTAATGCCATTTTTTAACGCTCCGTTGACAGGAAATATAATCATCTGCTCATCGAATACGGTTTCAATACGCAATTCGATTCTCTGCGACCGGGTGGATTTATTAACCTCCATCGACAGGCTAATAATGCGTATCACCCCATCCGTTGCCAGCGTTACGCGTTCGATTTCACGCAGTATTTCCTGCTCGGTGTTTTTCTCAGACAGCAGATATAGCCAGTCGATGTTGTCATCCATATTGAGAAGGTTATCGTTTTTAAAAGAACGCACCCGACACTTCACTTTTTGTGTGATGGCCGCACCACCGGTAATATAATTCGCCCGCCCGCGGCCGAATCCCCAGTCATCATTTTTATCCAGTGCCGAAACAATCATGAGATCCCCGTAATGATGCCGTTAGTTACTGTGATTGTTTTGCCGTCGTCACTTCTGAACTGACCCGTTACACCATTCTTACCGGCAGTCTGAAGAGTTCCGTACTTCATCTGTCCGAGCACCTCGCACTCTTCAAGAGTTGTCTTTCCCCCATCCTGCACAAGATCTCCGGTGAGATACATCGATCCGCTGTGGTCAGAATCGCCCTGAATCATCCGGCGTACAGAAGGGATGCTGATAGAGGTGGCCTGGGGGTTTACTCCACACAACGCAAACCCGTCAGAATAGTCGTGCATGCGCATCTCAAGAGGGGATACGAAGTCGCTACCGGCATACCATGCGTCGTAGCAACGTTCAGAGATGAGAACGAGACAGTAATCGCCTGCCGAGACCGGTTCTGCAATATAACTATTACCTCCCTGCAATATCACAGGAGGTACTTCGATAAACTCAGGTAACTTCTTGCTTTCACCTTTTACGACCCGATTGATAACTGGAACGCAACTTATAGTTTTATCGTTTACAGCAGTGATTTTTGCGACAACAATGGTGTGCACGTCAGCCAGCGCGAATTCGACGCCCAGACTGATAGTGTCGTGAAGTTCTTCGGTCATGTGCTACGCCTGTAAAAAAACCGCCGAAGCGAGGTTTAATGATGTCCTGCAAGGCCAAAAGATCGCTGAACGCTACACGGTCGTTATCAAGTGAACCTACGGCATCGTTTAGATATAAGGAAAGTCACTCATGGGATTTAAGTTCAGAAAGCGCATAAAAATTGCTCCCGGTATTTCAATTAACATCGGGAAGGGCGGGATCACCAGTGCAACAATCGGTAAGCGTGGAGCATCGCTAAACATCGGAAAGAATGGTGTAAAGGCAACGGCTGGAATCCCTGGCTCTGGATTGTCTTACACGACTGGTAATCTACTGCCCGGGCACAAAGAGACCTCATCTAAACCTGGTGATAGTGAGTCAGGGGGGACCCCAGAGCGGCTTGGTTTCTTTGCCAACTCAACGCAATTCGACAACGATCCGAATGAAACGCCAACACCACCACCATTAACGCTGGTTTTAACAAACAAACAGTTTAGGAAACTTTCCATAGAGGAAAAAAAGGCATTCAAAGACGCCGGTGGAAAAGTGAGGTTATCTACTGGCGAAAAAATATTTTTAATAGTCGTAATTGTTATTGCTCTGGGCTGGCTTTCACAAAAACATTCCGCAGAAGGTAATAAACCAGAAGTTACGCAGCAAGCTTCAGGTCAAACTAATAAGTAAATATCAACTTAGCCTCAAGAACCCCTACTCAAATTGCAAAAGAAAGAAGGTTAATGGCATGCACATGAAAAAAATAATCCTCTCATGCATTTTTCTGGCATCTTTCCCAGCAGCCGCCGGGCCTTATGCAGACATCGCTAAAACAAAATTTGAAAGCGAAATGACACAAGCCATACAATCTCTGGATACGACAGAAGAAAATAAAAACAAAGTGATTGCATCGCTTCCTCAAACTGAAAAAAATCTTCGAGGATTTGTGAGAGACGGACTCAAAGAGAAAAAATCTTGCTTGAAAATAAAGCGTGACTTTATCGCTCACGAAAAATCTTTGCCGCCGGAGGAATCAAGTGGAAACACGGATTTCGATGCAATATTACTTTCAGCGGCGGCAGATTATGTCGCAACCATTTGCCTAGATATGAAATAGTCATTTGACTACTCTGTAATTCACAGCAGGCTGGCAGACAATCTTCTGATACCAGGCCGCCCCGTTATTCTGCCCGCTGGTTTCAATCTGGTATATCTTATAAACCCCGTTTAACGCGGGGTTCGTTACACTCTCAACTGCGCAAAGACCGCCGATTACCAGCATTGGATTCAGTTTTGTATCGAATACAATCTGCCCTTTTGATGATTTGGCTAAAGTGCTCGAGTCGGTGTCTTTTTTGCCAGCCGGATCCGTATCAGGCTCATTGGTCGGCTTTTTGGCCTTTTTCCCGCCGTCATCCTGCGCGCTAATCTTCGTAGCCTGAGGCGTATTTAGCAGGCCGCTACGCGCATTCACAACCGGGATATTGCCCGAAGTTACCTCATGGCTTTTCAGGATATGGAGGCGTTCATCTTTGATAAAAAAATCTTCATCCGGCGCCAGCATGTCACTAATGATTTTACTGGAACTACCCACCAGAACCTTCGGCCTGATAAGCGCCTGCTGCTTCGTCACCGAACCTTTTTTCGTGTTTGGCATGTCCTGAAGAACGGAGTCGACGACCTGATTTTTCCCGCGTACCGTACGCGATGTGAAGGCGTTGATATAATCGTGTCCACCATCCTCACATTCCAGGCTGACTATATGAATCGGCCCCTCACGTTTTACTGCTCCACTTTTAACCGATCCCTGAAATACCTGTCGCAACCTGCCGTTATAACCGACCTCCAGCCTTACCGGAATATACTTCTCTTCGTCCTCAGCCTTGACCAGTTGCAGGCGCGTAGAAGGCTTTAACCCGTTGACGGACACGCTCAGCTTGCCCAGGGATTTTTTGTTGACCGATTCGAGTATCTTGAAAGATATGGTTATTGGCGGCTGAATAATCACAGCCTGATTGCCGATTCCTACCGTCAGCCGATAGTCACGATAAAAGGTTTCCATTAAGACACATCTCCCCCGCGTATCTCAGACATTTCTTCCGGTGTGATCAGGTACATTTCAATGCGACCACTGGCGAAGTCATCAGCACGATATGGGTCAAGGCCGGAGTTATCAGTGCAAAGCAACGCAATATCGAACGGCCAGTTTTTGTGCCGAAAATGTAGCGTACCCAGCGACAGTTTTACGCCGTCGATGTGATCGCCGTTGTACTCCACGCGCATTTTCCACATTTCAACCGTGGGGAGGTGACGAAGGGTAATTACAGCCTCACCACGGTCAAAAAGCAGGATATGTCGCTGGATGGGCTCATCTGTGATGTTTGTTATAAGATCCAAAGACTACCTCCCATAAAGCGATTTCACAGCATCGACTGTTGCTTTCAAGCTAGATTTTTCCTGCCTGGACTTTGTGTTGTCCGCCGGCGTCTGCGCGCCCTTATTCGCCACGCCCGCCGTTTTAGATTTCGCGGCTGATGATGGCGATTTGAAGTGTCGCTCAATCGGCGTGGTTGTTAGCTGGGTAAAGGTGATTTTTGTAAAGCTGGCTTCAAACTTTGTTTCCAGAGTCTGATTATCGGTGCTGATGGTCAGACCGCTTAACGCCATATTTTCATGGGTGCGATAATCCACCTCCACGGAAATAAGTTGCTTGCCGTAGTACACCCCCTCAATGAAATCAATAAATTGCTCTCTGATACCTTTTGCCCCACCTGTTGACGGGTTGCCGACCAGCCCGAATAGGTCGGCACCTTTATCAGCAAGGCGTTTTGCCTTTAGGATGGCCTGTTCTGCGCGGTCGGCAATCTCATTAATTTTCTGCAACTGCTGCTGAGTTTTTTTAGGAATGTATTCAAGCACCTCGCCATATTTTGAATAATCAGGTAACAATGAAAATGCGGTGTTTGGTTTTGCATCGACATAAATATCAGCAACAACACCGCTAATTCTTATCGTCATCGGGCCATTGATGATATCGTCAGACGCGTTGCTACCATCCTCTAGTACGTCTACGGGGACTTCTGAAGGATACGCCGTGGAGTCGTTGACGCGAGCAAACATTGAGAAGCCACCGATCCCTACCTTCTTAACCGTATCTTTCCCTGATGACTGCGCCTTCGCCAAGCCGGAAAGAATGTCCATTATCGCCCTCCCCGATCAAAGAAACGCCTTGCTTCCCGCTGCTGTTGCTGGCTGCTGTCAACAATGGCATTCCCCGCTGCAACAGCATCTGGAGCAGTAACATAAATCTGCTGACTTGAGCTGAACGAGTTGTTGTAAGAAGAAGCTCCACCACCTAGGCCAACCGCCGCATTCATACCATAAGGAATACCATCAGGACTCATTCCGCCGTTACCGCCGCCGGTTACACCCTGCTGCTGTTCATCATCGCCTAATCCGAAGAAAGACTTCGTTGCATTCCAGGCATTCGAAGCAGCGTTGTTAATCACATTGCCGATATAGTCACCAAGCCCGGCGAAAAGGTTTTTTGCCCAATCGATAAAGGCATTGAACGGCTTTTTCATCAGCTCCATGCTTTTGTCGAATATTTTTAGGACGTCGGCCCACGCGCTTTCAAAGTCGCCAGTTACCAGTTTCCAGAGTGCGGAAAACATCAGCTTTGTGTTTTCAATGGCAGTTGTGAACACGCTAACAATGAACGCCCCGGCATCACCGAAAACGTACTTAATCGCGCCCCCCACGACGCCAAAGGCACCGGTGATAAACGCAACAAGGGAATTAAATACATTCTGTGCGTCATTCATCGCATCCTGAAAGTCACCCGTAAACGCGCCTGTGATGAGATGCCACACCATCCTGAACATGGAGACGATCGCATCAGCCAGCGGTTTAAAGACGTTGATGGCGTAATCGATAAACTCCATCAGAGCGGCTTTAGCGGCGTTCAGCGCCGGGACAATATCGATACCCCAATTATCCATGAAGAAATCCGCAATGACACTCTGCCCGCCCTCCATAGCTGTCAACAGATCGTCAATAGCGAGAATGATGGCGACGATAGCCGCAGTAATCAGGACTACTGGCGAAAATATCGTGGCAAGTACTGTTCGAAGCCCGATTGCCGCGATTTTCCATGCGATAAATCCGGTCGTGACCACAGCCACAATTGGCATAAGGCGACGGATCATACCCATCACCGAGAAAATAATTTCACCAAGATGCGAGAGCCCGTCCTTGATGAGATCTTTATTAACAATGAGGAAGTTCGTAAATCCGTCTACCAGCTCTTTCAGCACGGGCACAAACCCAACGGCCACCTGAAATTTAATACCCTCAAAACCTTTACCTAGCGTGGTCAGCGAATCGTTATAGGCGGCAAACTGATCGGCCTGTTCCTGTGTAACAATACCTAGCGCCTCGGCCTGGTTCTGCAACGAAGATATTTCCTCGCCCGTCATGGATAACAACTGCACCATAGAGCGGTCGATACCCATCTTGTCCAGAACGGAAAATTTTTCTGCCTGGCTCATACCGTGCAACTTGTCCGCCAGATCCCGAAATATTACGTCGGATGATTTAACATGGCCGTTCAAATCCCTGAACTTAAGGCCAAGCCGCCCGGCGACGTCCTTTGCTTCCCCTTCCCCTGTAGAGACAAACTCTCCAACGCGCTTGGTCATTTCAGCCAGTGAAGTCTGCAGCGCGTCAACGCTTGAACCGTTAACAGATGCGGCATAACCCAGGGTCTGGATGGTTTCTATAGCCACACCCGTTTCTCGACTGAACTGAACCATCGGATCCACAGTGTCACTTACAGAGGCTACCCATCCCGCAATCCCTGCGGCAGAACCCGCAATCGCAGCCCCCATCGCGGCGAGTAAACCAATAGAGGCTTTCAGGTTGGCGTTGAAGGTTTCCTGTGGTGCCAGATTACCGATAAAACCGAATTTGGTAATAAGCTCGTTAACTATTGCCATTACGGGCCTTCTCCGCTTCGTGATGCTGGATATCCGCGCTGATATTCTCGAACTCAAGCATGTCAAACAGCTCTGGTGTGTCTAATTTGACAAGTTCATGATAGGGACCGTATCCGGCCTTTGAGAGCGCCAGATACATACTCATGTCGTCACTTATGTTCGAGGATTTAACGTATATTTCTGAACGTCTGGAGCTTCTGAACGTGAGTTCATATTGCTCCCGCCCATAAAAGGCAGGCTGATAACCTGAAGCGCGGTTGTGATTAGCATGATGTAATCACCCGGGAAAGATTCGAAGTGTTCCGGCTGCTTTGACAACTGCACCCCGTCATACAACACGTAGTCAAACATCAGGCGTTCAATTTCATCAAAACGATCGGTGTCCAGAAACGCCATGGACTGATGTGTAAGCTCACCTGCAATGCTGGTAAAAAACGCGAAAACTTTACGGCGTTTTTTATGTGTCATTGCAGCGAAGTCGTAGCGGTTGCCGTTAATTTCTGCAAAGCCGTCGTCGTATACGGCCTTGATCATCGCAAGCGCTTTTTCCTGTTGCTCTTTATTCTGCTGTTCTTTAGCCATGATTGTCCCTATACGTTACGCACGACGTTGCGATACTCAATGGTGTATTCCATGAGTGCGTTAGCGTCCTGGTTGTTTTTTGTCTGGGTCGGCTGAGTAGTGAAAGAGCCAGCCTGTAGATCGTAGGTTTCCTTCAGCGCTGCACCATCCCGCACAAACGACTCTTTAATAGAACCGTTGATAATTACCGGAATAGCCGCGTTACGCTGCTGGTTAAGCCACACATCATCGTTCGAAAACTTCTGGACGCGTATCACCATCACATGCACGCCCGCATCCACGCGCCGGGAAATGGTCACACCATTCTGGGCACTGTTGGCGCGGCTGGTTAACGCATTTGATGGCGTCAGCGTGACGTAATCCCCCGCCGCGATATCCGTAATGATTCGCCCGTTAAGCACGATAGTGGCGGTATCTGCGCTGATAACAATCTGAGACATTTACCGCTCCTTACTTGTTGAAATTAATAATGATGTCTTCGCTGTGCACGGCGCCGGCATTCTTAACAGCGATTTGCAGCACCGGTGACTTACGCTCCTGGCGGTCTGCGGTTGACTGGTCTTTCAGGTCACCGGCCAGGACGTAAAATCCGTTCTGTTCGATATTGCGCAGGAACATATCGCGATCACCGAAGAAATCCGGAAGCGTCCAGGTGCCGGGATTAAAGACGCCGGCACGCACAAACCCGCGAGTGGTTTTCTCCGCGCAATCTTCAAGCTGGTCAACACCGTAGTAGGTCTGTGGCACCTTGGTTGGCGTAGTTTTCAGCAGATTGAAAGAGTCGGTCTGCACCGCGTCCACATAGGCCATGAGGTTATAAACGTTATCCACAAAATCATTCGCGCCGCTGGTCAGAACGCACGGTACATCTTTGATCGTGGTGTAAATGTCCAGGCCCACGCGCTTTGCCTTGTCGATTTCCGTCTGACTGTAATCCTCAGCCGGGACATTCATCGTTTTCAGATGCAGCGTGATGGCCGTGCGTTCGCCATTAAAATTAACGGTGTGCGTACGAGCCATATAACTGACGCCGAATTTCCGGTTACCAGCCTTGCTGTAGAGCATGCGGAAATTGCTCTGGCTGGCGAGTGTTACCGCCCATGCTGGGTTAGTCGGGTCAACCTCCAGAGCTGCGGCACCGGTAAACGTCTCATAGACGATCACTGCATTCGCTTTAGCCCAGGAGGCGATTAACGGCACCTGCGCATCGATAATTTTGTCGATGAAAGCAATCCCTTTAACATTTACCAGCGCCTTAAGACGGCTGACGGCTTCAAGCTGTGTTTCCGGTGGAACTGGCACGGGAGCGGCGCCGTCATTTTTCACTGCGCCAGATCCGGAGGCAATCGCCAGCAAATCGCCAATAAACGTACCTTCTGAAGCGGCAACCGGGAAGCCTACTGATGATCCTGCGCCCGTCGTTTTACTGGTAATAATGATACGGGCACCATCAAATACCACCGAGGCAATGGCAGGGGTGATAGACGCCTGAACCTGAGAAATAACATCGGATAGTGTCGCCGCGGACGTGCCATCAATCCCTGTCACATCAAGCTCTACGCCATCTATTTCGATGGTGAACGACCAGTCGTCATGCCCGCGTAATGCTGAAAGGATCGCGGCCTGCGATATTTCAGCGCCACGCAGATTACCGGCGGTAGCTGGCAACGTGTCGCCCGCTGCATTCCAGTAACCAATTATCAGCGTACCGCCTGCTGATACCGGGTTTGGGCTTGTTCCAAAAAATGCGTTTGCAAAAGCCGCAGTTACTGAAGACGCCCCCCAGTCCTGCTCTACCGCTGACGGCGATTTATAGGAGCGCCAGCGTTCGGCGGAGCTGAGTACCCCTGGCTGGCTGGTCATAATGGCGCAGACGTTGATGTTATCGCGCGCGGCCGCCCGTCCTTCTTCCAGAAGAGTCACGTTAATGACGTTGTTGATTGAAGCAGGCATTTACTTATCCTCTAAAAATTGAAATTCCGGCGTGTCGATACGCAGAGTCTGTACGTCGTGCGCCGGCGCATACTGAACGTTAAAGCTGAGGTGAATGCGGTTGCCGTGGGACTGGCCGAGTAGTTGCCCGACATCGGTGATATTTGAAACGGCCATGATAGTCAGGGTATGCATGCGCCGTAGTTCGTTAGCGCGCTGGCTCTCACTCAACATCAGAAAGGCTTCTGCGTTGGCCCCGGCATTGTCCCCCCAGAACTCGAGCACAATCGAATGACTCACCGAGGCGGTGTATGTCATCACTTCCGTTGCACCGTTGAATCGTTGTCCGCGCGCCAGAACCGACTGGGGGAGCGAGCCATTAACAACGATGTAGCTGGTTGAGAAATCGGAGGCCTGAATGTTCCTGCGGTCGAATTTAATAAGCTGCTCGTCATAACCCAGGAGATCGCGCACAAAGCGCGCCACAGCCTTAAGATGCGGCTGGATCATGGCGCTGGAACCAGTAGCGGAAGTTTTGTTTCCTCGGCAATAACAGCGCAAAAGCCGTAGTCCATATAATCCGCTGGCGAGACGACTTTATAGTCCCGTCCATCTTTTTCGATGTACTGGCCTGTTTCGATTTTCAGCCGTGCGTGGATAAGCAAATACTCTTTCGACCAGTCCAGGCTCTCCATCGTCAGGTTTTCTTTGTTGGCGCTCTGCACCACCGCGAGAATGTCCTGGCTTGTCACGATTACCGTCGGTTCAAAATCAATGGTGATTTCAGTTCTGGTTTTGAGTTTTACGGGCCGCTCCCAGCCGATTAGCGCGTCGCTCATATCAAGGTCTGATAAATCGCTCACTTACGAACCTCCCACGTTATGGCACCGCGCAGGGCGCCTGTATCGATCAACGGCGCAGACGATCCTTTTGCCTTTTTAGTTGCAGCAGTGATATCTGGCCACGTGCCATACCCGGCGGTCTCAAAGGCCTTCACGCTGATATTTCGCGCCGTCGCGCCTATCAAATTTAAAGCGGTGTCAGCATCCATTCGCCCGGAACCTACGGCTTCACAAGCCTTTTCGATTGCCCGGTTAATTTCCGACTTTTTGAGGGTGAAGGGAGCGCGAAGAAAGGAACGTTCGGGAATGGTTATCTTGTGGGCTGCGGTAAAGCCACTGACCGGCCCCATAAATGAATTACGGGTAAAAGTAGCTTTCCCACCAGTTGCCACATAACCCGTACCGCCAGGGTGATCGATTTCAGCACCGAATTCGTGAACCGCCCCGACCTCAATTATCGATGTTCCGTCATCGTGGGTTTTATTTCCCACTTTTCCCGCCGGCAACCCTACGGCGACGTAATGCGTTTTCATCGCTTCCAGGTTCTTCAGGTATTCAGTGGTGATTTTTAGCGTTTCTTCAGGAGTCATAAAAAATCACTCCCGTTCATTACCGAATAGCCAGCACATGCACGCCCACCAGCTTACGCAACCGTAAATACTCCTGGCCGTAACTGCTGGATCCGAAGCCGCCATGGTTTGTGCCCAGACCTGCGTCCGGCGCAGAGTAGCCCACCGACACACCAGCGACAGCGCGGTTCAAGATTGCCTGGGTGGGTTTACCATGATGACTACCTGACGGGCTAAGCGCACCGGAGGTGTAAAGCAAATGCGCCGCTAAAGCATGAAGCCCTTGCTCATAGAGCTTGTTCCATACTTTGCGGCTCATCTGGTTTTCTGCATCCTGTAGCGCGCCTGCGATACGTTCAGGTGAGATGCTGGCAAATTCGGGGTAACGTGTTTTGAATTCCATGCTACCCCCTTTGATTACTGCGGTGCTGGTGAGGATTTGTAATCGACATAAACAGCGGACTGCGGCTGTTTCCACATAGCGCCACCAAAGGCTGAGCGATATCCGCACTCATAGGTCAGCAGATCGCGCTGCCGTACGGCAAGTAGTTCCGGCATGTGAACTTCCATTTCCACGTAATCCGATTCGTAGGTGTAAACCGCCATTCGGGTTTTACCTGCCTTAATGCCAACTGCATAATTGCTTGGCACTTTAACGAACGAGATGTTAAAGGACTCGTTGCCGGAGGCTTTGCGCAGCGCTGCCATGATGCGATCCATCGCCGCAATCGGCAGCATGTCAGTGCCGACAATGATGGGGTTCGGATCAAACTTCTGCATGGCGAGCATAAAATCGCTGGCATCCATAGCGATATTCGTTGGCTGAATGCGGTAGCTGGATTTGCGCCAGGCGACGTTATAGGCATCCAGGACCAGCTTAACGAACTCGTCAGAGCTCATGTCCGCAATGGTTTTGTTGCTGGTATCAGTAATTAACTGGACGTTCTTGCCCGTCAGCAGCCCTTCCTGACCTTTTACACCCTGGTGACCGACATAACCTGCATACTGAATGGTGGCCAGGGCGTTGGCATAAAGGTCGTCCTGCTTTTTGGACTGCAAACTGATATTCAGGCGGGCAATCTTTTCCAGCTCCTGCTGTGTCCAGGTGGCCGCTTTAGCCCACTGGCCAACAGGTGCTTTCAGCCATTCGATTTCGCTGTCGATGGTTTTCAGACTGTTGGTTTTATTGCCGATGATGCCGTCTTTAACCGAACCGACCACTTCGGACACGCCGAAATCAACATATTCCAGCGAGAAATCCAGGCCCTCTTTCACCGGAATGGCCTCACCGATATTGATTTCCGGCAGCTCTTTTTCCTGTAGCTGCATATCACGCTCAGTCAGCGCTTCCTGCAGCACTTCTTCAAATTCTGCGGCTTCCATTGGCATTGGTTATACTCCCGCCGTTTGTTGTACGTAACCCAGGGTGATAGCAACGCAGTTGTTGCCTGCGCTCACGTCTTCAACCCAGTAACCCAGATCGATATTGCCGGCCGCCTCATTGGTGACCTTTCCGGCATCCGCCCCGGTTGCAACGATGTACGCCGTGTCGCCGCGAGAAAAATCAGCGTCTTCAACCGTAAGCGCGCCCACGCAATCACCATGGGAAAAATGTCCGACGTTTACCTGCTTGTTGTGCGGTGCGGCGTCCCCATAAATGTCACGAACCACAATCCCGTGGATACGTGTCCCTGCCGCCAGTGGCATCACGCCACCCTCAGGATTGACGGCGACAAACGTGCCGTATGGCAGCGCGATTTCGGTGCGGTTCTCTTCGCCCCAGACCTTATCGTTCGAGCTGGATGCGCGTTTGATGGAACCAGGTTTAATGGTGCCGCTGGCACCGTCCCAGTCAGTGAATCCAAATGCCATGATTATTTACCCCCAAGGCGTTGAGTTGCGGTTTTGGTGCTTTGTTTCGAGGAGTCGTTGAGCAGGTGAGCACCGATTTCACTACGCGGCTTAGAGGTCGCCTGAATGGCTGCGTAAGCCGCACGTACTTCGCTGTCGGTCATTGTTTTGACCTGGGCATCGTTAAATGCCTTAGTGCTCACCAGAACAGCGGCGCGAACGTCACGCGCTGATTTGGCATCGTTGAAATTAACTTTCGGGAATCGGGCTTTTGCGTCAGCAAGCGTAGTGCTGGTTTCATTGCCAGATTTCAGTTGCTCAAGCTCGTCTTCCAGCGCCTTAATCTTCGCTTTTAGATCGGCGTTTTCTGTTTCAAGCGCAGCGATTTTCGTGTCCTTGTCATCGCCACCAGCAGTGCCTGGATTTTCATCTGTGGTCACCGGCGCCCCGGTCATGCCTTCCAGTTGTTTCTTGAGGTCTGCGAGTTGCGCCAGCACTTCCTGAGCCTGCGCCGTCGCTTCTTCTGTTCCCTGGACACTCAAATCCTCCAGAGCTTTTTCCAGTGCGGCGATCATTCCGACCAGTTCATCAGGAGTTAGCGCGGCGCCTTCCGCATCCTTGAGTTTTTTGCCCTTCAGGAAACGCAGGGCATCAGTTAATGTTTTGAACATTGGCTTACCTTTTTTGTCGTTTAACTTACACTGAGGCCCGTAACGCCCCTCTGCCACGCCCGCGACGTGATTGCCGCGAATATTGATGTGGTAAAATTTCCCGCCACGCTCCACCAGCTCCGCAGGCTCATACCCCACTGAAACCTCACGTATCCCCGTATCCTCGAGCGTCTCTATTGCTGCGGCATCAGTCAGATAAACGTCGCAAACCACCTCACCACCTTCGATGCGTGTGTTAGCAATGTGACCAGATGCCTTGTCTTTATGGTCTGCTGCGGTCACCTCCCCGTCATCGGGGTGAGTAATGGTGAACGGGAGGCCGTTGAAGGAAGCGAGTGTTTCGGGTTTAGACAGTTCGTCGAGGGTGCGGATAACGGTGATTTTTTTGTTGGCATCGCTGCCGGTTAACCCCAGTTCGTGGCCGTAATACTCAATCGGCCCGGCACGGGTTATCGTCGCAGTAGTAATCACGTACCCCTGCGGTGTTCGTTTCCACTTCATAAATTAATCCCATGAGACGTAAGGGAGAGCGAGGCACCGGCACTGGTAATCTTCACCAGGTTTGCCGATAAATGCCCCGATAGTTGATCGCTTCTTCCAGGTCTTGCCGCCGTCGTCTGAATAGACTGTCGGGTCGGAGTATTTACAGAGCATGCCGTTCAGCACTAAATGGCTGTCCCGTTCACGCTCATCCCCTGTGCCGCTCCACTCGTAAATATCAAGGCCCAGCGCAGCGTTCCGGGCTTCCGTGAAGTCAGCGTTAAGTTTTGATGTCTGGTCGCGCGCGATGAATTTCGCGCGGCTTCGGGTAACTCCTCCGCGCTCTTTGATTATGTCGATCAGGTTTTCATGGCGGCCGCCGTCCTTCATATTGGCGAAAACCGCTTCGCCGATATCGTGGATAAAATCGGTATGGATGGAGGTGATCAGATCAACGTTGTCACTTACCGCCTTTTCCATTTCCGGCTTTATCGCTCCATCGCCGAGCAAGCCGGTAAGGTCGACTCCAAAAGCCTGGAAGAAAGTGCGCTGCGTCTGTTCTTTGTTCTGAAAGTTCGCACGCGCGACGAATCCGGCAGAGAGCCTTGCGGCGATTTCCTTGATGGAAATGCTCGCCAGGCGCTGCATGACAGCGGCAAGTCGCGCCGTAACTGACAGCGGAGTGGTATCAGGTGCATCAGTCAGGGTAGGCTTGTCCAGCTCTTCAATGTAGGCCTGAACCATTCCGTCAATGAACTCTGTAAGCCGATCCCGGTACCAGACCTCAGCGCGCTTACTCGGTGTTGGGGGGCGCATCCTCCGGCGGCGAGGCTTACGCCGCCCCTGCTGGCGCTCCAGCAGCAGTTTTAGTTCCATAACCACCCCATGAACCAGAATCACCGCCAGTGCTGACGATCCCCTTAATTTCTTCTTCGGTGACCGTCTTCAGCACGCCGCGGTTAATCATCTCTCTGATTGCGACTTCTTCCGTCACGATTGCCGACGTCACCAGCGTATTGAATCCCGTTGCGTACTGGCTGAACCGCGTCGCCTCTTCCGTCTCGTTTATGCTGTCTATCGTGGGATATTCATACGCGAGGGCTTGAGTCACAGACAGCTTGTCCAGAATGAACTTGTCGGTGAACTCCTGCATTGGCCGCAGGAGGGACTCTTGAAGCCCGTTAATCGTTTCGTAGTAAGCTTTGTTGTCTTCTTCGCCACTACTGAATCCACTGGCCGCCTGACCGAACAGGATCGTTATTGGCCTGTCCAGCGCCCCGGCCAGCACAATCGCCATTTTGCTGATAACGTCCGACAAGCCAGTGAACTGCGCGTTCTTCTGCTCATAGCGCCCTTGCGACTCGTTATTACCCGCATCAATCAGCAGCAACCCGGTAGAGGATTTTGTTTCCTTCATCACCCTGGCGTACTCGCGTACCTGGCTTTCCTGACCGCCTGCAATCTGGTCATTCATTCCCGGTATAAACAGCACGTCAACGTTAGCCTCCTGAATGGTGTCGCCGGTGCTCAGGATTGCAGTGTCGAAGGTTTTGATGTGCTCATAAGGAGCCTGCAGGTCTGACGTGCCGAACTTCACGCGATCCTTAAGGCTATGCTTGCCAAGCTTTGTCCGGCAGCAACGGGAATGATGAAACTTAAGCTGCTTTGAACCAACATCCAGTTGATAAGTCAGCGGTTCACCAAAATTATCTGAGCGAATATCACTAATGATGTTGCTGTCCGGCGTGTACTCCCCCTTACGAAACACCAGGAACTTAACGATATCTTCGTTTTGCAAATTGAGGGGAGAGGCGATCTGCTCGTCAGCACAATCAGTGATAGCCACGATTAACGAATCACCCAGCAGGGATGCCCACCCCAGCGCGCTGTGAAAGATCGCACTCAGTTTCAGCTCTTTCTCAGCATCAGCAATGCGTTGAGTTATTGAGCTGTCAACGTCGCCCGAAAACTTGCGGGGCAGCTTAAGCATGTCATCCGCTGTTTTGTTGATGTACTTTTTCACTACCCACGATTGTTTATACATCGCGAGTAGTTCTCTATCCGGTATGTCGCGCTTACTGCTGCTGTACCGCACCGCGCCGATCTTCTCGCCGAGCGAAGTCATTAAGCTGACCAGGCCATCATTAAGACGACCAACGATATTTTTTTTCGTCATTACATGATGTCCAGTGGGCTGAGTGTTTTTCTCTGGTATAGATCCCGAAGTGCCTGCGTCATGCTATCAACCTGGTCGTCGTTAGCACCGACAGGGAAAGTGGTAATTTCTTCGACAAACTCCGTTATCCATGGGGCAATGTCTTTATGAGGAAGGAAAACGTTACCGGCTTCCCATACAGCGGTGATCGCATGTGCCCGGGCTACTTTGCTCCCGTCCGGCTCCACCGCAACCAGACCGTGCACGGTGTTTTTCAGTGAATCAATAACCGCCGGGCCGTTGGCCTTATCCTCCACCAGCTTTCGAAGGCCTTTGGGGAATTCATCTGCCGTGCGCTTAACGGCTTTAAGCGTTGCGGTGAAACTCATGCGGGCTCGCACCTGGTGAAGAAGGTAGGCGTTAGCTCCCTTCTTGCCCCATACCTGGCCGACCACAAAGTCAGTGCCTTCACTGTCCTTAAACGTCATATCCCAGCTGTGAATGACGGTATCGAAGCTGGTAGGTAAATCTTTTGGCAGGTAATACCGGATCCAGTCATCTTTGAAGATTGAGCCACCAGCCTGTTTCGGTGACTGCTGGTACATTGCAGACCAGAAGTAATCCCCGAGGATGGCTTTGGTTTCGAGCAGTTTCTCTTTCGGGTGAAGTTCTGGTACCAGCGCCTCGCCCTGCTCGTTGATTGCAGGGAACGCCATCACCTTAGCTCGTGGCGTGATTTCCACTACACGCCCGGAAAGGTCATCCGTCGCCCAGCGGGTCGCCATGATGATTTCACCGCTGTTTTTCGACAGACGCGTTTTGAACGTCGAAACGTACCAGTTCCAGATTGATTTTTTTGTTGTCGGGCTGAGTGCTTCCTTGGCGTTTTTTATCGGGTCATCGATGATGCCGAGATCGATTTTCTTACCCGTTAACGGGCCACCGACACCAGCACAAACATACGTACCCTTATGGTTCGCAATACCGAATTCATCAGTATTGCGCTTTACAGCGACACCGTCCGCGGGCTTATTGCCCAGCCATGAACCCGGAAATAAGTTGCGGTATTCAGGCGTGGACATAATGCGCTGAACATCGGCGTTCATGTCACCGGCCAGATCAGCAGAGTACGACAGCGCGCCCACGCGCATTTCCGGGTACTTACCGAAGAAATAAGCTGGCAGGTAACGCGAGACGATATCCGATTTACCGTGCTGAGGTGGCGCGCCCAGTATTAGTATCGGTCGAACGCCGTTCATCATATCCAACAGGAACCGGTCCAGAGCGTCACAAACCGTCTGCGAGAACGCGCTGGTGATGTATTCCGGATTTATATACTGAATGAAGTTGTGAAGACTGGCCCGCGCCTCGCGACGTTTGAGTAACTCTGCCGCAGCTTCCTGCTTACTTACTACCGATAATTGCGGCGAGCTGCTCATCAGTCAGATCCTCCGCGCTTACTGTGTGATTATGCTGTATGGGCTCACCATTCGGGCCGCTTAACTCAGTTTTGGTTTTCAGCATGCCGAGGTGCTGTGCGACCATCTTCATAGCCTCATCCTGATTGCGGGTGATCATTTCAAGGCCGAATTTCCCCTCTTTAATCCCTGCAAAAAGACGGCGTTCTGCGCCCTTCAAATCTCGCGTATCGTGGAAAACAGGACGGCTAATACCCACGCCATTGCAGCGTGGGCAATCCGGGTTAGGGTCCACAGTGCCGTCGTAGCCGTAGCCGCCCGTATCCTTAGGCAGTATGGCGCCTTCCTTCCCCTTAACCTTTTCTTCCGCTTCCTCAAACTCGACTGCATCGCGCCACTGGTAGTTAAAACCAAGCCCCCAGCAGTAACGGCAACACCCGCGGTAATGCTCGGTCAGTTGCGTAGCGTCTGCCGTTGCAATGTCCCACCACCATTTCAACACCTCGTCCTGCGTTATCTTCACTCTTCGTGAACGTTCGTCCAGCGCGTCGCGTATTGCCTGGCTCACCTTAGCATTCCTTAGCAATCGAGAGGCGTTAACGTAAGCCGTGTTGCCCTCCCCTTTGTAGCCAGCGCGTCGATAAGCAGCGGTACGATTGAGGTCGATTAGATATTCCTCAACAAATCTGACCTGCATATCGTTAAGCCCGTAATTGCGCAGGTTAAAGGGTTGCGCACTTTCCTGTGTATCAGTCTGCGCATCGATTGATGTTTGCTCATGCTGCGCAGTTGCGGGGGCGTGTTCAGTCTGCGCATTGCGCGCTTTCTTCTGCGCAGTTTTTTGCGCAGTTGGCTTTTTGATGTAGCGCCGCGCAGATGTGTAATTCAATCCCTGCGCTTCACACCAATCTTTGGGGGAAATTCCGCTTTTGGCATGCTCGGACAGGAACCGTTTTTGGAGGTCTCCCCAATCCGGTTTTGCCATAATTTCCTCTGGTTTTTATTCGTCAAGAGGTTGATATTGGCATGTGGCACTCGCGATAAAATATTTCTTGTTTGCCTGCGAGTTACACATATAGCTTACTTGTCAATTACCCCTTTAAACTAAGGAGCGGTTATGTCTGAATCAGAACAAAAAATTATTGAACTGGAAAAAAAAATCGAAGAGATGCAATTGGATCAGCATGCATCGCGCATTGCTATCGCTGTTTTAGCTACCGCAATGAATGGATTAGTAAATAATAACGAGCATCTTGGGGATTTATACCTTGCTGGCATAGCTGAAAGCGGATCAAATGAATTTGATCTTCCCATTCCTGATGGGTATGCGGACGCGCTGAACTCAAAGGTTGCATCTTTGCTAGGTGTTAAACAGTAAACGATGTAGAAGCTACTCTTTTAGTAGCTTCTTATAATTTCACTTCAAACACTGCTGCCTGATGTAGTCCTGCAAATACTTCAGTGCTTTCTGGTCGCGGATGATTCCGGATCGGATATCGAGAACGTTTCGTCCAGCAACGTCAGAGAGTTCGACGGTTCCTGCATCGCCCATGCTGCCGGTGGCGGAGGCGTTATCCTGGACGGGACATTTGCCCTTGACGAGCACCCGGCCACCATTATCAAGCTTGCGCTGCAGAGCATCATTTTCAGCATTCGCATCAGCAAGCTCCTTTGTGTATTTAGCGTCCAGCGCCGCGACATCACGCTGACGCACCTGCATGTCGTTGATGGTGGCGTTCGCGAGATTCAGCTTTTCAGTAGCCTTGTCTCTCTGGTCTTTATAGGTGGCTGCATTCTCACGATAATGATTAACCGCCCAGCCAAGCCCGATAATCAGACAGACGATGACAGCGCCAAAAATGGCGGTTACACGGTTCATCAGAACACCCCCGGCGCAGATGGTGGCGTTCCGGGATTCAGTGGCCCAAAACCACTGTCAGATTTCTGCGGCTTCTCGCTCCACAGGCAGACTTCACGCTCCACCTCACGCCGGTTCATCAGCCCTTTCCACTTCTTACCGCCAGCGTATACCCAGCGCCGTAACTCATCGCATGCGCCGGTGTAATCACGGGCATTAAGCTTTTTCAGCAGGGTGGAGTTGATGGCTGCGCTGGCACCGACGTTATAGGCGAAAGAGTAGATGGCAGCCCGCTGGGTTTCAGTGGTTGGCACCCTGATGTAAGGGTTAACCTGACGGGCGATGCGAGCCATGTCGGAACGGGTTAGTGCGTCACATTCCCGGTCGGTGTAGCGCTTGCCAGGAATAATGTCTTTCCCTGTATGCCCGTCGCAGACGGTGAGAACGCCAACCACATCGTAGTATGGATCATGCTCGCGCCCTTCCAGCCCGTCTTTCCCGGACACCATAGCTGTCGCAATAACAATTGCCCCGCCGCCTCCGGCGATAGCCCCAATAATCCGGTTTCGAAGTGTGGAAGACATAGCCATGTTATTTATCCTGCGGCTGCATTACCGCGTCGATGTCCTGAACGATTTTTGCCGCTTCCGGGATGCTGCTAACGTCCCCACGGGCATATGCGGTTTTGAGAATGTCGGTACGCTTACGCTCTTCCTCAATCACTGCAAGGTTTCGCTTGTTATTGGATCGATACGTCAACCACGTAAAAAGCGCGGTCACCACCGCACCCAGGGCGAACAGCACATCCTGTAATGTCAGCATGGTCAGAAACCCTGTTATGGCGCTCCAGAAATACGACCAAAAGCCGTTGCTTGTATTCATACGGTACATGCTCGTCACCTCGCTGTTATTGCGGGTGCTGTGAGTAGTCTAATGATCAGGCCACGAACACTCAGGTAAGGTTTCGATGGGGGTTGATTGTCCGGGCCTGAAAATAAAAAACCCCGGCATTAGCCAGGGCAATTGGTGTTCTGTTTCGAGTTGCTTTGGTGAGCCGATTAGCTCGGGATTCGGCGCATCGATTGAGCCGAATAAAAAAGCCCAAGGCGATTAACCTCGGGCTCTAAATCTGTTTACTGCCATCGCGTACAACATTGGCACGATATCAAATTAGCCTCAATATTGGCCTATTTAGTTCATTTATGCAATACCTTGCTGATAATTAGTTGCCTTTTGTTGTGAACGTGATCGCGAAACCTGAATCAGAGACTGTGAATCAAGGCGTTCAAATATGCTTACCATGCACTCCCAGTGATCTACATAGTTTTGGGACCAGTTGGACTTAGTAACGCCAACGAGCGCGGCGAGGTCTGCATATTGATAAGGATCACGACCTGACAGGGTCGCTTTAGTGTCCTGCGCAGCAAGCCATATTAGCGCTTTCAGTCTTTCCCGCGTCTTCCCGGCAATCTTTCGCGTGCCTAGTTGCGCGTTAAACTCTGCCCAGGCCCAGCGGGTGATCGCTACCTGGTATTCAAACCGAACATTTTCGCTATAGCTCCATAATAACCAAGCATTTTGATGCTCATCCATACTCATCACAGCGCGCCGCCATGATGCAGTGGAATACTCTACTGGCTTAACCAGTGCGATTGACGATCCTTTCGCCCTGCTTTGCTGTCCTGGAACGGGGTCGCCGGTCATGGTGATCATTTTTCCTGTCACCTCATCACGAATGCGCCTGCGCTTGCGCTTGAGCCGACAGGTGTCGAATTGCGCGTTCTCAGCCCATGCTACAAGCTGCCCTTTTGTTGCACCGCTCAGGTCGGCAGTGGCGGTAATCAATTCCTGACGAACATACTGCAAATATTGCTGTGTCATACCGCTGCTCCTGTTCTGGTCTTACGCCGCTTTTCTTCGTTTTTTATGATCCGCTCTATTAGGTCATCCTGGGCTTTTCTTATCGGTAACAGGCCCAGCGCACGTTTGACAGACCATTGCTGGTATCGGGTTATATCGTCGCGGGTCATACCTTCCCTGCCTTGCTGGCGTACCAGTCGATAATCAGCAGGAAGGCCACTATGGCTACATAGCCTATTTGGAAGATTTGGGGGGTTGTCATGCGGCCTCCTGCTGTTTCAGTTCTTTAAGTTTTTCGCGGTACTTATTGCGGATGCGGATGTAATCTTCACGACCCCACTTCGGTAATTCATGTGGGCCCATTAATTCATCAAAGCGCGCCTGACCGATTTTGGTGATAAGCGCCGGACGGTATGCCGTCAGGTTTCCGGAAAGGTGGTTATTACAGGGGGCACACTGCTTATGGCAATTGTCCTCGTTGAAGCGCAGCTCGGGATTGGCACCAGTAGTGCGGTAATGCCCGGCATGATACTGCCCGTCGTGATGCCGCCCGCAGCTGATGCAAGGGAGATGTCGATCCCGGTACCGGATGAATTCGTTAAAAGCCTGCTGCGCCTGATTGCGGAAGTAACTTAGAGGCTTCACGGCCTGGCGGCGTTCCTGTCGACGCTTCCGCCCTGCCTTCTCGGCTTCCTTCTCCTCCTTGATGCGCTTCGCCGCCTCCTTCGCCTTGTCTTTGGCGCGCTGATCCATAGCCAGGATGGCGCCATGTTCGGGACAGCACCAACGGATACGAATATCGCTGTATTGAGGAACAAACCATTCATTACACACTTTGCACTTACGGCGGGCAGGCTTACGCATGATTCCTCCTTGCGGCAAGGCGAAGCCATTTCTGATCTACCAGGCGGGCCGTATAGTCTTTGAGTGTGGGTATGTCGGACGGCTTAATTTCCAGCTTGCGCTGACGGCGAGAAGGGATGCGGAAAATCGACCGCTCCATCACTTTTGCGAGTGGGCTATGCATCAGTTCACCCCCGCGAAATTCATAAGCTGAGCGGCGGCATTTTCTGCCTCCGCCTGATTTCGGAATGCGCGGGAAAGTATCCAGCGCCACAGGACGTCAAGCGAGGCGCGATACAGTTGCTGAAATTCGGTCTCGTCCATACTGGCGAAAGAGATACTACGCGGATGCTTTCGAAGGGTGCCATCTGGCAACTGGATAGCGTCGTAGTGACCAGCCTCGACAATCACCCAGGAACGATAAGCATCGAATGATTTACAGATGCTGATGCTGCCAGATCGTTTATCGGCGATGCGATCAAGATATTGTTCGGCCGCATCCATTAACACAGCTTCGCTACCGCCAAATGATGCAAGATAACGGGCATAACCAGTTATCAGCTTGCGCTCATTTGATGAGATTGCGCCGCCGGTAGGTTCCCAGTAATCAAAACCCAGATTGAGAAGTGCGAAAAATCGGCGATGAAATGCCGGGTTGCGCACTTTTTTGAAATCGGCAACCAGTACGGTTCCGAGCTTGCATTTTGAATGCAAAAAATCGCTGGTCTCCACAGATGCGGGGATCAGGACGCCAGAAGAATGCTTGATGAGGTGTAGCTGCGCCATGGTGTTCTCCATAGCGCGAATAATCAGCGTCAGTTGTTCAGGCTGACACTGTCATTATGCACAGGGTTTCGGTATTTTCAAAGCCAACGAAACGAAAAAACCACCTTTCGGTGGCTTCTCGTTTGGCGACTGGCAGGCCGAGTTTATGCTTTTTCGCATTGCTTTCGGTTGGCTCACCGGACTCACTCCGGGGATGCTCCTCTGGCAAATTGGTTGTCTGACCTCTCAGCTTTTCGCGTATTAACCAAAACCCACCACGGCTCAGGCGAAGGCTGCTCACCCCCAGGGCGAGCTGGTAGCGTCTGGCACAGCCTCGCGCGCCACCTTCTGTACACTATCCAATCTTGGTTCATCCCCTGGTCAGACACTCAGATGTGGTGCTCTACAGCGGCATGCGGGGGAGTACAAAAACTGGGTCAAAATACACCTCCATTTTTTCTCTCTCGCGGGGATAAGTCTATTAAACATTGGTTCCGCTTGTTATTCAACCATACTATATGGGGTTTTTCTTCTCCTGTGCTGATTCAGGCATTACTCACCGCCCGGCCTTGCGCCGTCGATTCAGTAAAATAACCATTACCATTGCGCGATGCTGGCGCATCCCTGATGTCATCATTCAGCCTCCTGCTTCGGTGCGGCTGGCAGCGATTTGACCCATGCCGATGCCAATAAACGGCACCATGCATCCTTAGAGTCTTCAGCGCCATAATCGATAATCGAATCGAATTCATCCAGAATTGCCGATGTTGGCTCAACCGGCACTAGTGCGTAACCATCCGGCACATCAGGTTCGTTCAGAGCATCGCGCTCAGCCTGAATCTTCTCGGCGTCGATTGGGCCCAGGTTGCGAATTGCTGCCAGGCCTTCGCGCAACGTGGGCTGGCTTACCTGTTCGGCACCCTGAAGCATGGCGGCGCGGTAGGCGTTCCAGCCGACTGCTTTTCCATGCTCAAACGCGCTGTCAAAGTCATCATCAATTTCTATCGCATCAGGAACCACCGCTGGCTGCGGTAACTGTGGTGCTGCGTAAACAATGCGCCCAGCGCCACCGGCATTCACAACCGTGTCATACGTCCGCTTGTCGGTGTCGTACCAGTCCACATCGCGCAGTTGGTAGATGGGTTCCTGACCTGCCTGTACTGCTGGCGCTGCAAACTCCATGGCAGCAATGAAAAGGTTCTGGATTTTTGCCTGCAACTGCACACCAGGCATTGGCTCGAAAAACAAAGCAATGGCCTGACGCGATAGTTCTAAAGCTTTAGTGTCGAATGCGTGGTTCATTATTTACCTTCCTGAAGCATGGCGGCACGGCAGGTCTTCTCCGCCCATTTCTGATACTGCTTAACCGCGCTATCATCAGCGCCGCTACAATCAACCAGATTTTCCACCAGTTCACGCGCCAGATTCTTGAAATCAACCACTACCGGCGCGGGATGCGGTCTGGTGTAGAGTGGCTGACAAGAACCTTCGAAATACGACCTATCAGGACGAATAAATTTTTCGCCCGTATCAATATCTCGAACCATCCACGCCACAGGCTCAGCGGCGGCGCGGTACTGCTGTAGCTCGCGAGCCATGATTGCATCCTGCCGCGGTGTAAACATATCCCCAGAGATAATCCGATCAAGTTCTTCTGTGGTGAAACGGTAATCGTCAGGCACGTTGTGCACTTCGGCGAAAAGTGGTTTTTTCGGTGATACGCGTTCGTTGATTGTCATGGTTAGTCCTCCAGGCTGATATCGACAGCCACTGTCATTTTCCCAGCGGTCACTTCAAATCCGGTAACATCAGCCTTCAGCATGTACTCAGCTATAACCAGCGAAAGAAGTTTTAACTTGGCATCCGTGTCGTTGCCGTTCAGTTCTTCGAGCAGCTCGATAACAGGTTCCATATGGTCGCCCATCTTCATATCCCTCACCCCTCCACCGTTACGCCGCTATCCGGCTGGTATTTTTCGAACCAGAACACCACGGGCTTTTCGATAACTTCGACGAGCCCAAACCGTTCCGCTGTGCGGAAATTTACGGATGTTTTCAGTGCTCTCCCGGCCTGCATAGCTATCTGGTTTCTGAATTCCTCAATGTCGAAAACAGACTTAAACAGATTGCATGGGGCGCATGACGGAAACAGGTTGTCGTAATTGTCATGCTGAGGGCGAAACACCTCGCCGGTCTGCCGCAATTTCCATTTGCCTTGCTGTCTTGCCTGCTCATCAATTTCCAGCTTGCGATAAACCGCTTCAACGTGGTCAGCATGCCAGCCCTTTTCCGGCAGTTCGCAACCGCAGTATGCGCAGCGTCCACCGAATTTCATACGCAACTCGGCGCGCTGTTTTTTAGTGAGCGCCATCGTTAGCCCTCCACCGTTAAATTGATGCCAGCGTCGGCGAGCATCTCTAAAATAGCCGTCTTGTTAAACCAATGGCCCGCTGCATATGGCACCATCACCGCATGCCCGCATTGCACAACCCCAACGTAAAGCGGAGGCAACTTCACAGTGACCGTCCGCGCTTCCAGTTTTGCGATGCGCTTATCTTTCCGCTCCAGTTCATCAAGCAGCGCCTCAACAACCTGTGGGCCAACTGCCTGCATAAACTCCCGATTAGCCTTTGCGTCTGGACCTTCAAAATGCGCAATGATGAAACCACCATTAGCCTGGTCATCAGAGCTACTGACAGCCTCCCATCCATCACCAGACTCTTTTATCCAGTCGCCAGCGCTTGCCGACCGTGCCTTTTGGCGCAGTTGCGCCAGTTGTTCTGCTGTCATGGTCATGCGGCACCACCTTTTTCCATAGTTTCGCGAATCTCTTTGATGAGCTCCTCGGCGTCTACCTCAAACCGCTTTAATGTCCGACAGCCGCCAACTTTTGCACCAGAAATGCGAGTGCCAAAGCTATCGTTAGAGACACAAAGAGATAGGCCACCATCCTGGTTGTGGCTGATTTCGATATAAACGTTACCTGGCTTTAATTGTTCGCTCATACCCGTCCCCCGCGAAGCTGTGCTGCGAATGAGCCGGCAATCTCGGCAGCCTCGATTAATCCGATCTGCTCATCCTGATAACAGGATTTAATCGCAGCCTCGATTTGTTGTTTTGTTAAGTCGGCACCCACCGCCCGCTGTTCGTTCACCCATGCGTCCGTTGCGGGGGTTTCACTGTTATGCAAGGCATCGTTGATAATCATCGCAGCGACGCCAGCTTGTCCGGTGTCCATTACGGATACGTGCTCCATGGTTACTGCCATGGCATGTTTCAGCGCCGCATTCTCAGCGCATACATCGGTCAACTTCACCGCCAGCGCATCACTACGCGCCGTCTGCACGTCCAGCGCACTCGCCAGCTTTGTGACCATCTTCGCTATCGTGATAATCGGAGTGTCGTCACTCATAGCTGCTGCAAATTCGTGTCCAACACGAACCAGGTGTTTGTTGTTAGTTGTCATGCCTGCACTCTCCCGTAAAACGCTAAAACCCGTTGCATTGCCTCGCTGCTGCGACACTGCTCGAATATGATGTTTACACCGCTACCACGGTGGGTTTTGCTCGCCAAAAGCGCTTTTTCGCTGCGTTCCTGTCTGGTTTGGTCAAACCATGTCAGGTAAGCGGTCTGGTTGCGGAAATAGCCGAATTTAGGCTTGCAGTAGGCCTTACCGCTGGTTACCAGTTCATTCAGTAGCTGCTTTGTCAGATTCCGGCTGATGCCCAGGTCGCGAACAATGTCAGCTACGCGGCTGCGGTCATGGGATGCGACATACTGGCTAACCAATTGCTTGTTACAGTCTTTCATCACAGAATCCTTCCGTTAGCTTTCCGGTGCTGGTATTCGGCCATCAGGATTTCGGCTGGAGTCGGTCCCTGCTGGGTCTTAGGCGCATCAATAGCACGGCGGATCGGTGGGACAGGCTTGCCATCGGCTTTGCGTTTTTCCCACATAGACAGTTGATCTCGCGCTTCCCGGGCCAGTTCTTTTTCACTGAGTTGACCGTCAGTGCTGCGTCGCCGTAACTCCAGGCAGATGTGATACATGACCGGCTGCGACCAGGGGAATTCCTCGCTGCATGCGTAGCGGAAAACTTCCTTGCGCCAGTGCCAGTATTCCTTCAACACATCCTCGCCAGTGATCCCAAAACTGCATATACCTTCACGGCACCAGGAAACAAACTGACCCGGTGAGGGTAAAAATGGCTTTTCCTGTTGGCGAGCTATGCGCATACCGGCATCGACCATGGCAAGACTGTTGATGCCATTCTCGGCAAAAGCGAGCAGCCACTGGCGCCGGAATTCGTCGATATCTGACTGGGTTTTAAAAACAGACATACTTGCAGGGAACGCGGCGCGTAGCTGGCGAAACAGTTCATTGAATACCTGGGCGGCATTTTCCTGGCGAGATTCGGGCCCCTGCTCCGGCATTCCCATCGCAACACGGCGCATTTGTTCCCGATCGAAATTACGCATTTCGGTACCAATGTTTTTCATGGCAGCAGACCCTCCGCCCAGTCAGTGTTATCGAAATCCAGCGGCGCTGCGCTGGTGCGGGAATTCTTGGGTTTACGTGCACGTTGCGTTGTTAGCGTGTCCCAGTGCTTACGCAGGCTGGACGGACTCAGAATGTTGCCGTCCCAGAAGTCGTCTTTGCTCGCCCATTTCAGCAGGTCGCAGATTTCGTAATGCGTGCGGTGGTCCTGTACGCGCATAAGGCGGATTGTATTGGCCCATTCAACCCACTTCGGTTCGGACAGACTGGCGTTGACCGTGAGCAGTTGTGAGTAAATCCAGCGGGCAGCTTTCAGGTCGTCAGCAGTACCCCATGACTTGCCTGAGGGGGTGTAAATTCCGTCAGCAGCTTCAGGGTGACGAGAGAGAAATTTGTCAGTGGCGTCGTTACGGGATTCTTCAGAATTCCGAAACGTAGATCTTTTAATGTTTTTATTCTTGTTATTACCTTCTTGTTCATGTTGTGCGGTTGTTTGTGCGGACATATGTGCGGCATCATGTGCGGCTACCACCTTCAAACCCGCGCCATTACTGGCTTCGTCATGTGCGGCTCCATGTGTGCCATCATGTGCGGCTCCATGTGCGGGTAAATTGCCCATTTTTTGAGCATATTCGGCATAATTTGTGATGGTTATCACACGCCCTTTTTGCTTCTCACCATCGATAGAAATCATCTCTTCACGAACAAAAACCTGAAGCATACGCTCTACCTGATCGCGACTCGCTGGATTCCCTTTTCGGTCGCAAAGCTGAAGGCTTAAATCAGTCGCAGTCACAACCAGTTGACCGGGTTGCAGATGCCACTCATGACCCTTAAACGAGGCTGTAAACGGCTTTCTGGCTGCACCAAGAAGCAGGTTTTCCCACAGGGTGCGAAGATAAACATCCTTCGCCCAGGGCTGCTTCAGGATGCTCCGGTACAACGGGATGTAACCAGATTTCTGGTTGTCCATCCTGTTGCTCCTGAATTGGTCCGGCGGGTTGCCGGGGAACTTAAGAATTTCTGCGGTGTTCATGACTCACTCTCCCAGCCAGCGTCTTTCAGGAATGCGCGGTAATCATCCAGGATGGCCCTAGCCTCATCTGGCAGGACAAGACCATCATGATCGGAAATGAGCTGGATAAACTGGCGAGCTTTTACGGCGCTGAACTGCGGTAAAGCGGCGCTGCGCGTTAGTTTTGACTTACCTGAAGCCTTCGCCTTGTCCATCTGACGAACAGCTACAGAGGCCGCCTGAGCGCCATGCTCGCGTGATAAAGCAACGGCGGTAGTCGGCGATACCTCACCAGCGCGAACCATCTCGATCAGCCCATCACCACAGGTCAGAAGTTGCAGGTGGTGATCCACGTCAGTAAGAGAGCGTTTAACCTTTTTCGCAATCTCTGCTGGCTCCCACCCCTGATTAATCAGCCGCTGATAGGCTGCTGCACGTTCGAGCGCCGTCAGGGGCTTGCCCTGGCTGCTCGTTACCATGAACGCGATACGATCGGCTTCGGTACCAATGAAGTCTTTGCATTCAAGGCGAGGGATTTCGGTGCCCGATTGCTGAGCGGCCAGAGCGCCGTAATAACGGTGATGACCGTCAACAATCTTCACACCTTGCTCAGTAACCTGAACAGCCAGGGGCGGTATTAGTTCGCCTGCGATAAACGCATCACGAAACTCGATCACATGCTCCTGGTCGATTTCACGCACGTTAAATCCAGGTTCCACATACAACTCAGCTAACGGCACCAGAAACGTCTTGCGCGTTGTGGTGTCAGACCCGTTCTTTTCCTTCTGGTTGTACAACTGGGAAAGTGTTGTCATAATTATTCCTGTGAATTGATCCAGTTAATTCGCACTGAAAGCCGTTGGTGTTCGAGCACCGCGGCTTTCGCCTTTTCTGTAATAACCATTCAGTCCCATCCCAGCGGGCCAGGCCTGCATCTCTCGGCGCGCAGACCAATGTCGGCCAGCGTCTCTACTGATTTCAGATAATCCCGTGACACCACCACTGCCTCCGGCGGTACCACCTGCAATTCCAGAATTGCCAGCTCTTTGGCTATCGCGGCGAAATGTCCTTCGCCTTTACGCCTGCTGGCTGTTGATTCACTGATTCCAATGCGATCGGCGTAAATCTTCTGCCCTACCGATGAAAGCCGGTTGAGCAGGATGCTTTCAATTTCAAGCGGGTTGAGAACCGGTGGTTCTAACTTGCGGGCTATTCCGTTCTCCATCTGCGAAAGTCCTCGTCGTGTTGTGCCGCAGGATTAAGCGGCGTGGTTGTTTGGGTGTGGAAATAAATCGGGAAGATCGGGGCGAATTTCGTGTGCCTTAATCTCACCGCCGGTGGCGTTGACAATGGCTGTCACTTTCTCAGGGGAAACGGAACCGCCATTAAGCCACTTGTGAACCGCGGGCTGACTAACGCCGCATATTTCGGCGAGACGCTTCTGGCTGCCAACGATTTTTAAAGCACGCTGAATAACTTTGTTCATGGATTTTACCTATCCGATTACTGGATTAGTGAAAAGATAACTCAAGTTATGACGATTGTCCATAACCTTTGTTATTTTACACTTGATAACCTGGGTTATATATTGACGCTATGAAAACATTCGCAGAAAGACTGAACGCGGCAATGAGTGCCGCCGGGGTATCTCAGGGACAATTGGCCGAGAAGGTTGGCATCTCCCAACCGGCTATACAGAAAATGACATCCGGTAAAACAAGCGGCAGCCGAAAAATGGTTGAGCTTGCCCACGCCCTCAATGTGCGCCCTGAATGGCTTAGCTCAGGGAATGGTCCAATGCGTGACGGAGATCAGAAAGAATCTTCTGTACCACCAGAATCGGAATGGAATACAGTTGAGACGTGGGATGATCACACCCCACTTAGCACCGAAGAAGTAGAAGTACCGTTTTTCAAGGACATAGAATTCGCATGCGGTGATGGCCGCACAGGCGACGAAGACTATAACGGGTATAAGTTGAGATTCTCTAAATCTACTTTGCGCCGGATTGGCGCCAGCACAGACGGACACGGCATTATTTGTTTTCCTGCTCGCGGGAACAGCATGGAGCCCAATATCCCGGATGGAACAACGGTCGCGGTTAACACCGAAGATAAAAAAATTGTCGACGGGAAAATGTATGCAATTAGCGAAGATGGCTGGAAACGAATCAAGCTGCTTTACCGGACTGGACCAGAGACAGTAAGTATCAGGAGCTATAATTCAATTGAACACCCGCCAGAAGAAAAACCCCTCAGCAAAATAGAAGTAATTGGCCGCGTTTTCTGGTGGTCAGTTCTTGATTACTGATTAAGAGCCCGGTTTATGCCGGGTTTTTTATTCCCCTTTTCTTACCAATTCAGCTGCATCTCTGTAAGCCCCCTTACCAACCACATTCCCGGTAGCCTTACGATTATGCTCCAGCCTTTCAACCAGGTTGATTTTTGTTATAGGAATCTGCATAGCAATAAGATCTACTACCGCCATTCCTATCGCATTCAATATTAACCCTGCCTTTTCGTCTTCCATACAACCCTCCAGATGTTTTTTTGAGCATATCACGCACGTTTAGCAAAAAATAAATTAATTTAGTTATCAAATAGATATAACTTTCGTGATGAATTTTATAAATTAGGTTATTGCCATAGCCCATAACTAAGGTTATCTTTATTCCATCAGCAAACAGTGGTCTTCGTGGTGGCGAAATGCAGCCCAACGAGGCAACCGGAAGATAAGCATCCGGCGCCACCGACGAAGACCATTCAGTGCGCGAGTAATCAGCAACGTTCCGCCAGCCGGGCGATAACGGCAGAGGATGAGATGGAAGTTACCCACAACAACAAGCAGTACAAAGCTGTCCCTATGGCAAACGGTAGTTTGTGGCGCCTGACGTCACTGGAGCGTCCGCGTGAATCGGTCGTACTGAATCGCTCGCAGATGATCATCGCTGGCCTGGGTCATGTTGTCGAATCGCAGGTGCTGGACCTTAACAAGGTTCGCGCAGCCCAAAACAAAATCGTTATTGCCCTGTTTCTGGAAGATGATCGCATGTGGAAAGAGGCGGTTGAACAGTATCGCCTGGCATCAGGGAGGACTCTCCACTAATGGGAACCTTATTCGCTTTAGTCCTGACCGTAGCGACAACCAACGGTGAGTATCAGGACATGGTGCTGGGCGTATACGAAAGCCAGCTGTTATGTGAAGCAGCCGCGACTGAACAGCAGGTGGCTGGCGAGTGCTGGCCGGTTGAAGGGATTGTCCGCAACGGCGAAATCCCGGCTGAACAGGTAGCGAAGTTCTAACGCCCCACTTCGGGCAAAACCTAATTATCGACACTGGCAGATCACACATTGCCGGGATGTCCACAAACCAAATATGGGAGATGGCTATGACGGAATTATCAGTTATCGAAATTAAACCGGAGCAGGCGCCTGTGCTTTACGTGCCGAATGGCCTGGAAATGTTCCTTGAGCAAATCCGCGCTGAAGTGAACGAAGTTCCTGACCTGTCTACTGCGAAAGGTCGAGCCCGCGTCGCATCACTTTCCGCTCTGGTATCCCGCAGCAAGACGGCGATCGAAAAACCTGGCAGAGATTACCTGCGCCACCTGAAAGAAGCCGTGAAGCCCGCAGAAGCAGAGCTACGCCGATTCGTAACAGCATGTGATGAGTTGCGTGATGAAGTGCGTCGCCCGCTAACCGAATGGGAAGCCGAGCAGGAGCGCATTAAGGCTGAAGAAGAAGCACGTCTGGCGGCTGAAGCACTGGCTAAACAGGTGGATTCAGACCACGAAATAGCCCTGCTAATGGACCGCGAGTTTGACCGACTGCGTGAAGAAGCCCGCGCCGAAGCAGAGCGCCAGCGTATCGCGCACGAAGAAGAACTGAAACGTCAGGCCGCAGAACAGGCACGCCGAGACGCCGAAGAAGTTGCTCAACGTGAACGCGAAGAAGCTGCACGTCGTGAAGAAGAACTTAAAGCCGCAGCTGAGCGGTCTGAACGAGAGCGAATTGAAGCCCAGCAGCGTGCAGAGCGCGAAAAGAAAGAAGCAGCGGAACGGGCTGAACGCGAGAAGCAGGAAGCCATTGCCGCCGAGCGCCGCCGCCAGGAAGAAGCGGAAGCGACTCGCCAGGCTGAAGCAAAACGCATCGCTGATGAAGAAGCCCGCCGCGCAGCAGACAAAGAGCATCGCCGCGTTATCAATCACCAGGCTAAGGCCGATCTTGTTGCACAGGGCATCCCTGACGATATCGCCGAATTGTGCGTGAAAGCGATCATCGTTGGAAACGTCCGCAACGTTTCAATTAAGTACTGAGGTTCTTATGTCTGCATATCTCACGCATGACCGCATTGATGGTGCAGCCTGGGTTAACCATTACGCCCAGGTTGCCCGAGAAGAAGAAGAGTCAGAACTGGCTGACGAGTTCGAAGCGAAATTCCGCTTTGGATGTTTCCGCGAAATGTTCGCTGGCTCCAGCGCCGATAACAAAGCGATCACCGACCTGTTGAATGACGATTCATTCCAGGAGAAAGCCAACGAGTTTCTGCGCTACGCAGCAGAAGAACTTGCTGTTAAGCAGGTCGATATCAACGAAGCATTAAGGAGCAACGCATGAGCTCAACATCTTTAACAACCCTGGCAAACACTCTGGCGCAGCGCCTTGGCATGGATCAGGGCACAGAGTTGATCGCCACTTTACGTGCCACTGCATTTAAGGGTGATGCCACCGATGCACAGTTTACGGCCCTGCTGATCGTAGCTAATCAATATGGCCTGAATCCGTGGACGAAAGAGATATACGCTTTCCCGGATAAGCAGAACGGCATTGTTCCCGTTGTTGGTGTTGACGGTTGGTCCCGAATCATCAACGAAAATCCGCAGTTTGATGGCATGGATTTTCAGCAGGATGCCGAATCCTGCACCTGCAAAATTTACCGCAAAGACAGAGGCCACCCGATCTGCGTTACCGAATGGATGGATGAATGCCGCCGCGAGCCATTTAAAACGCGTGACGGTCGTGAGATTACCGGTCCGTGGCAGTCGCACCCCAAACGGATGTTACGCCATAAGGCGATGATCCAGTGCGCGCGCCTAGCATTTGGTTTTGCTGGAATCTACGACAAAGACGAAGCTGAACGCATTGTTGAGTCCAGTGAGTACGTACCAGCAGGAACTACAACGCGAGACATTACGCCAGCTTCAAACGAAACGATGCAGGAAATTAACGATCTGCTAATCACCATGGATAAAACGTGGGATGAAGACTTATTGCCGCTGTGCTCCCGAATCTTCCGCCGGGAAATTATTGATGCATCTGAGTTGACCCAGGAAGAAGCGGTTAAAGCTCTTGGCTTCCTCAAGCAAAAGGCGGCCGCATGAATAGTGAAATAATTCTCGCAAAGACCGGCATTGATGTCGGGTCTATCCAGCAAGGCGATGAAGCATGGCTCCGCCTGCGCCTGGGAGTGATCACCGCATCTGAAGTACACAACGTGATCAGCAAGCCGCGCTCCGGTACTAAGTGGACAGACATGAAGATGTCCTACTTCCACACCCTGCTTGCCGAGGTTTGCACGGGCGTAGCGCCGGAAGTAAACGCTAAAGCGCTGGCATGGGGTAAACAGTTCGAAGGCGATGCCCGCGCCCTGTTTGAGTTCACGGCGTCGGTAGAGGTAACTGAAGCGCCGATCCTGTACCGGGACAACACATTACGCACCGCCTGCTCACCGGATGGACTATGCAGTAACAATTTTGGCCTTGAATTGAAATGCCCATTCACGTCCCGAGATTTTATGAAGTTTCGCCTTGGCGGTTTTGATGCCATCAAGTCGGCATACATGGCGCAGGTGCAGTACAGCATGTGGATTACCGGAAAGAACGCCTGGTTCTTTGCTAACTACGATCCGCGCATGAAGCGGGAAGGCATGCACTACGTCGTGGTTGAGCGAGACGATAAATACATGGCCGACTTTGACGAGATGGTGCCGGAGTTCATTGAAAAAATGGACGTAGCGCTGAACGAGATTGGTTTCACGTTTGGTGAACAGTGGGGGGCGAGATGAATCAGCCTTGGACAACTGAGTATATGGCGATGTTCTGGCGTCATACCAACGCAGAGATTGAGACGTTAACTGGATGGCATCCGGACGTAATCAGGGCGCGCCGCCTGGAACACAACCAGATGCGTAATAACTGGCCGAAGTTGGACCCGGAGCGTACAGCATGAGCGGAAAATACTCCCTGATTTACGCAGATCCCCCTTGGTCATACGGCAACAAGATCAGCAACGGGGCGGCAGAGAATCACTATGCCACCATGAAGCTGATCGACATCAAGCGCCTGCCAGTGTGGGAACTAGCTGCTGAAAACGCCGTGCTGGCGATGTGGTACACCGGCACACACAACCAGGAGGCTATCGAACTGGCTGAGGCCTGGGGCTTTACCGTGCGCACCATGAAGGGATTCACCTGGGTGAAGCTGAATCAGAACGCCGAGCTACGCATAAACAAGGCGCTGGAAGATGGTGAAATTACCGACTTTTACGACTTCCTGTATTTGCTGAATACCGAAACGCGCATGAATGGCGGCAATCACACGCGGGCGAATACAGAAGACCTACTGATCGCTACACGCGGCACCGGGCTGGAACGCAATCACGCCGGGATTAAGCAGGTCGTATACAGTCCGCTCGGAGCGCACAGCGAGAAACCGTGGGAGGTGCGCCATCGTCTGGAGTTGCTTTATGGCGACGTGCCGCGCATCGAGTTGTTCAGCCGGGGAAATGCTCCGGGCTGGGATCACTGGGGAAACCAATGCCCGACTTCGTCGGTTCAACTTCATGCGGGCTGCGCGATCGACGTGATGAAGACGGAGGCGGCATGACGCCAGAACAAGAAAATGCAGTGCGTGCCCAGGCTCGTAAATGCAGCGAAGAGGTACGCAAGGCGATGAGCGCCAAGCCAAAGCCAAAATGGGACACCGTGGTTAAGCCGATCCTGAAAAAGCATCACCAGAAGATAGCTCCGCTGGGCGTGGGACTGGTTGAATTTATCAGTGTCATTGGGCGTATGAATGGCAGGTATGGAGTGGAATCGTGAAACTGAAAATGTATACACCGACAGGCTCAGTAATCATCGACACGAACGATGTCAGTCAGTTTTACCCTGACCAGGAAAGCGGCGGAACGACCTTAGAAATGGTTAACCCTGCTGGAGAACATGCAAAAGTGCAGGTTAAGCATGGTTTTTATCAGGTGACACGCGCACTGGCTACCGCCTGGGACATTGATAAGCGTAAGGAAGGTGCAGCATGAAAGAGCGCGGAATGATTTTTAACGGCGAAATGGTGCGAGCTATTCTCGACGGCCGGAAGACGCAAACGCGGCGCATAGTCAAGCTATCGCATGAGCGCGGCATGAAAAACCCGGTGGTGCGCGGTAAAAACGGCGAGGCTAGCTATGTAGGTTGCCGCCTCGCTGCAATGCTTTGCCCGTTCGGCCAGCCAGGCGACCGCATCTGGGTGCGGGAGACGTTCCAGGGTCCACTTGTTTCTGAGGATTTATTCGAGGAATACCGAGCCTATCCTGAAAAGTTCGAAAAGCCGCAATATTGCGAATATGCCGCCGATGGTGGAACCAAGCCTGAATACTGTGACCTTGACGATAACCTCCGTCATGGCTGGCGACCATCAATCCACATGCCGCGCTGGGCCAGCCGTATTTTGCTGGAGATTACCGATGTGCGTGTAGAGCAACTCGCCAGTATCAGTACTGAATCAGCACGCGCCGAAGGTTACCCGGCTGAACGTGCGGCGGACGGCGGCGATATCGACCCGTGGCTGTGGTTTCGCGATTTGTGGGATGGGATTTATCCAGAGCAGACATTTAAGCACAACCCGTGGGTGTGGGTGGTCGCGTTTAAACGTATTGAGGGGGATGCCTGATGGCAGCTAAACCGCTGATTGGGGTTTTGAAAGAAGTGCCGAAATCACAGTGGCCGCAAAAGCTTCACGACCCGAAACGTACCCAAGCCTGGTCCAACTCGTATTTTCTGGTGCAGGAGTTCAGGGAAGAGGAAAACGTGATCCGCCTGACCGTTAACATAACCGGCATGGGGATGAACGGGCGCTGGAAGGATGGCATCACCTGGGATGCGTTGCAGGAAATCAAAAACGCCGTTGGCTATGCGGATCGGGATGCGGTCGAGATTTACCCGGCGGAACGTGACGTGGTGAACGTTGCCAACATGCGACATCTGTGGATTTTACCTGAGCCGTTGCCGTTCGCCTGGCGCCGTGACAATTGATAACGAAATATCAACGGCCCCGAACGGGGCCACTGGAGAACATCAATGGAAGAAGAAGTATTTACCAGAGATGAAGCCGCTGCCTTCCTTAAAGTGGATAAAGGCACGATTGCCCAGTGGATAAAGTCCGGTCGCCTTGCTGCCACTCGAAAAAATCCACAAAAGAAAAAAAGCCCATATCTCATCTGCAAGTCAGACTGTATTGCGGCAGTTAAGAACACGATCCACAATCAGCCGGTGAATGCGGTTGATGTGCAGGAGGATAAAGCATGTCAATCAAACTGCGTGCCGGTACGTGGCACTGCGACTTCGTTACGCCTGGTGGGAGCCGAATTAGACGCTCTCTTGGGACAGCGGACAAAAGGCAAGCACAGGAACTCCATGACCAGCTAAAAGCGGAGGCCTGGCGCGTCGACAAGATGGGGGAGTATAAGCCGCGCACGTTCGAGGAGGCGTGCGTCCGGTGGCTTAATGAGAAGCAACACAAGAAAAGCCTGGATGATGATAAAAGCCGGATAGGTTTCTGGCTCATGCATTTTAAAGGCATGGACCTTTCTGCCATCACCGAGGATCGTATCCTGTCGGCAGTAAGCGGGATGGTGAACAGAAAGCACAGGCTGAACTGGGAAGCAAAGCGAGATAGTTGCCTGCGATCAGGTAAGCCAGTACCTGAGTTTAAAGATAAGCCAGCATCGATCGCCACCAGGGCAACGCACCTCGCTTTTATTCGCGCCCTGTTGCGGTGCGCGGCCAACGAATGGCGCTGGATAGCGAAGGCACCCAATATTAAATGCCCGGTACCAAAGAATAAGCGCATTCGCTGGTTAACAAAGGAGGAGGCCAGCTCACTGATTCGGGAGTTGCCGGATCATTTCCGGCCAGTGGTGGTGTTTGCCTTAGCTACCGGATTGCGGCGGTCGAATATCACCGATCTGGAATGGTCGCAAATCGACATGCCGCGAAAAGTGGCCTGGATTCACCCTGAGGATGCAAAAGCAGGGCGGGCGATTGGGGTCGCCCTGAATGAATCGGCCTGCAAGGTATTACGCGAACAGATGGGGAAACATAACCGCTGGGTCTTTGTTCATACGGAATCGTCAGTGAGGCCAGACGGAACCAGAACAAAAGACGTCAGGAAAATGAGGGTTGATGCTAACACGGCATGGCGAGCTGCGTTAAGGCGGGCTGGTATCGAGAACTTTCGTTTTCACGATCTGCGGCACACCTGGGCGAGTTGGCTCGTTCAGTCCGGCGTTCCGCTTTCAGCGCTTCAGGAAATGGGAGGATGGGAGAGCATCGAAATGGTGCAGCGATATGCTCACCTTGCACCGAATCACCTTACCCAGCATGCCATGCAAATTGACTCATTTCTGGCGGGAAATGGCACAAATATGGCACAAAGTGGATTTGCTGATTTGGTGAATATCGCGTGAGGCCGCATGGATACTGGTGCCGATAATAGGAGTCGAACCTACGACCTTCGCATTACGAATGCGCTGCTCTACCAACTGAGCTATATCGGCCCTGAGGGGATGTGA